TATCGAAATCAACTTGTGTGTAAATGTCATTCTATCTACCAAAACACTGAAATTATGGTAATTAATATATGTTCCATCAAATTCAATAACATCTACCAACTCATTGTAAATTGCTTGTCTAGCAGCTTCAATACCCAAAACATTATAAATTTCTACAATATCATTACTGAATGTTCTATTCTTATCAATGTAATCAAGACCCAAAACATCTAACAAATTGGTACCAATTGTATCTAAAACCCATATGTCTTGCTTTTTATACACACCATTATTTTCTACCATATTATCTTTTATCTTACGAAGAATAACCTTGTCAATACCCTTGATACCTCTTAAAACAACATTTTGTAGCAATTGTTCTTGGAAATTTTTTAAAATATAAATTTGGTCTGATTGGTCTAGAGGATTTACCTTAGTTTTCTTTTGTCCGCCTCTATTTGAACTATTTTTAATCACTTCATTCATTCGAATTCTGAATACTAATTTGTCCGCATTGTAATCCGAATAAACACAATTTATCTGGTTCTCATAACAATTATTCAACGTGAAATTAACATCATCCATCGTAATATTTTTCTCAAGCATAACCTCAGGATCCATTATCATTCTAATAATCCACTTCGATTTTTCATTTTCATCATTTGATAAAGATATTTCATTACATTCGTCTACCATTTTTTCAAATTCTTTATATTGTTCAATTGTATCTTTGTCATCATTTATTAAAGTATTCAGATCGTCAGGATCAAAACAAACCTCAACGGATTTCACTATTTCTTCTAATCTAGTATGTTCTAACATATACATAATTGAACGTGCCTTATCTTTCTGTGTCTCATCATCTTTCTTCAAATAAATACTTAATGATGGATTCTTAATTTCACTAGAAAGCGATAATATTTCTTCAATTCTTGGCACACCACGAGTTACATTTGATTTGGAAGCAACACCTGCAAAATGAAACGTATTAAGTGTCATCTGAGTTGAGACCTCACCAATACTTTGACCAGCAATCATACCAACCATTTCACCAGGTGTTACAATCGCCCTCTTATAGTCAAGAGTAATTGTTTCTAACAATAAAGACAACGCATTCTTATTGAATCTCTTGACAATTAATAAGTCTTTTGGAGACAAATAGAAGAAGAATAATGTCTTGAAGAGATTAGTTGGTGGCGCATAATGAATTTTATTTAAATTCTCGAAACAAGTTTCTATCATTTGGAACGCCTCTAGAGGAGTAATATCAACTAATGACGACATAGTTAAACTGGTTTGTCCTTGAATATTACCAATAATGTATGAAAATGCCACTGGAACATTTACAATACTGTCACCCTTATTTTTAAATACATTCTTAATAATTTCATCACGCATTTTAATCATCATCTCAATATAACTATTTGTCTTCTTCATGTTTTCTTCGTGTTGTTTCTTATATCTAGTCATTGTATTTTTTAAGAATATATTACTAAGTGTTTTTACCTTTCCTGATTCCTCCGGTATTAAATAGTGAGCGTAAATATCTTGAACACTCATTGAAACTAAGTTGATTGGTTGATTTTCTACTTTAACAGTATCAATATTATCGTCTCCATATGAAAACTGTACAATCTTATTCTTATTTGTGCGAATAGTCATATCATATGCGACCATCAAATCCTCGAGACCTTTAATTAATCTTCTTTGGATATAACCAGTGGTAGATGTTTTGACAGCAGTATCAATTAAACCAACACGACCACCCATAGCGTGGAAGAATAGTTCTTGAGGTGACAAACCATTAATGTAAGAACTTTCTACGAAACCACGGGCGTTTGGCGAGTCGTCATATTTGGTGTAATGAGGCAATGTTCTGTGTTCAAAACCGTAAGGAATACGCTTGCCATCTACGTTTTGTTGTCCCAAACAAGAAATCATAAATGAAATATTCAAATCTGAACCTTTAGAACCGGCGTTAACCATCGTAACAAATCTATTATTCTTGTTCAAACTCTTTAAACCTATCTTACCTGCTTCGGACGTTGCTTGATTCAAAATATTATTCACTTGTGTTTCGAACTCCTCCTCATTTGTCTTTCCAGTATTATTTTCAAATATACCAATTTGTGTTTGGTCTATTAAATTTTTAACATCATTCTTCTTTTGTGTAATGACTTTTACAATTTCTTCGTTTGTTTTTTGATCCGAAATCAAATCACTCACGCCTACACTAAATGCGCTTGATTTCATGTACTCTGTTACAACATTTTGTAAATCATCAATGAATTTAGCGGACAACATATTGCCAAAATCGTTACATGTTCTCTGAAGAAGACCCTTTGTTCCGGCACCTAATACACCCTTGTCCATCTGTCCTCGAATGTATTTACCATTTCTAATTTCTAGCACAGCATTTGACGTTTTGGGGTCATCTTTATCCTCCTTGAACGCCTTTGTCTTGTATTTCATTGACAATGGTGGCATTATTTGTGTTAATATGTCAAAATTTGTTATACCTTTGTCACTCTCGGCATTCTTTAATAACTCGTATTCGTTTACTCCATTAAACATCATCAATATATTCATTGCGTCCCTTGGACTAAAATTTATATCCGGTCTTGTAAATTGATAGCAACCAAGCATTGAATCTTGATAAATACCAATAATTGAACTATTATTTGCCGGACTTACTATCTGATATGGCACCGCTGCCAAATTTTTTAACTCCGCCTCGGACTCCGGATCTTGTGGCATGTGCAAATTCATTTCATCGCCATCGAAATCGGCATTGTATGGTTTGGTCTAACCATAATCCCCAAGGTTTCCCAAGGGGGTGGACTGTATCTTAAGCAAGCTCAGGATGGTTAATCCTTCATCACTCACCAACACCCGTTCAGTCTCTGAATGCCTTCCATATCCTATCATAACGGACGTAGGAAGTAACACTGCGGATTACCCAATCCTCCACATTATTACTATACCCGAGTTCTATCTCGGCCATCTAAAAGGTTTCCCAATTAAACTTAGTAGTGGTTCTCTAGTTTATTAGACTAGATAGGCTCTAAGGGACTTCCCGCAACAAGGTATTTTGCAAATAAATCTATAAATACTTGAGGCAAATCAAGTTTGTTTTCTATGTGATATTCTACTAATTTTTTATAATGTTGTTCTATTTGTTCTTTTATAATTTTATTATTTTTTGATAAGTTTTCTTTAACAGATAAAGGCATTGTATTTCTCCAATTAAAAGCAATTAGTTGTTCTTCTTCATTTTCTAAATCAAAATGTGATAATGGAATAATATGATCTATATGCCATTCGTTTCCACGATTTTCAAGAGTGTAATCATTATCATTACATAATAACCATTTTAAATAATTATCAATTGAACAACCTAAATACTCTATTGTATGCTTTTGTTTTTTATTTAATGCACTTATAATTCGAGACCTAACTATTCTTTTAAATTTTTCTAATGGTTCATCTCTTTCGCAATCTTTACATTTTAATCTGTTATATCTAAAACAATTTTTAATTTTTATATTATTACAATTACTACATTTTTTATTACCTATTCCAATTTCTGCTTCTTTTAATTTATGTTTTTCAATAACTTTATTATGTTTGAATGTAGTAACTTGTTCGATTATTTTAATTCTATGTTTTTCATCTGTTTTATATTTTTCTTTTCTGTTATTGTTATTACATTCTTTACATATATTACGATTCTTGATAAATAATGACAGTAATTTAGATTTGTTACAAGTAACACAATAATGTTCTACTATCTCATTACTTACTTCATTAGAATTATATTTTTCTCTACTTCTATTGTTTCTACATTCCTTACATATATTACGTTTGGGAATAAACTTATCTTCATTTTTTATATTTTTACATCTTGAACAACATTTTTCTAAAGGTTTTGTATCTGTTACATCCATTTTATTTATATGGATAATATTTTTAAATATTTTATATATATTTTATATTATTTTGCCTCTTATTTATTTGATTTATTTACTAGGGGGTAAAACGCTTTTAACGCCCCCTTTTGCCGACACCAGTTTATCGGCCACATTCATTCTGAAAGTATCACCTCGCTTCATAATTCGTGCGATATGACACATCATACTCATTCTGTGAAGAGTAGGTTGACGATTAAATAGAACGGCGTCACCGTCCATCATATGTCTGTGAACAATGTCACCCTCTTCGAGTACAATGGATTGTCTATCAAGATAATAACGCAAAGTAATAGATTCGCCATTCTTTTTCTCCAAAATTTTAGCGCCAGGCCAAGTCTCAGGACCATTTTGCACTAATTTTGTCAAAAACGCTTTATTTATTTTATTAACGATAACAGGTTTAGTAATATTTTTGGCAATTTTCATTGGAATACCAAGTTCTCTAATGGAAATATTAGGGTCCGCAGTGATAACTGAACGAGCACTAAAATCTACACGTTTTGCCATTAGATTGCCTCTCATACGACCACCTTTACCATTTAATCTGTCTTTAATTGATTTCAAAGGTCTTCCCGAACGCTGCGCTACTGAAGCAACACCAGGAATTTTATTATCTACTTGCGTCGCAATATAATACTGTAACACAGTAGTCCAATCATCAATCACATTTGCTGGAGCGTTATTTTGAAGTTTTTCCTGTAAAGTCTTATTAGTTTTAATAATATTCACCAAAATATGACTTAGATCATCTTCTGATCTTTGCTGAGCGTCGTGTTTTACAGATGGTCTAACCGCGGGAGGCGGAACAGACATCACTTGACAAATCATCCAATCAGGTCTAGAATAAACAGGACTAAACCCCATAAATGACACATCTTCGTCTGAAATTCTCTTTAATATTTTCAAAGTCATTTCAGGCGTAACTTTAATAATAATAGGTTCAGAGTCATCACCAGAACCTTCACTTTTCCACTCAGCAAATATAGTTGCTAATCCTTCCTTGCGAATTTTATTCGGTTGAAGGCAACCACAACCATCTTCGATATCTTCACCACAGCGCTTAATTTTGCTAGCCAATGAAAACACATATTTCCATCTAGCATCACCTTGTAATTTCAGCGCTTGTTTGTATTTCTCTTTACTTACCAAAAGTTTGCTACATTTAAAGCAAACACATCTTAAGCATTTTAAAATTGTGCTTAAATATTGAATATAGAACACAGGGCGCGCTAATTCAATATGACCAGCGTAACCAGGAGTTTGCATATAATCTAAACCATCCGTAGGACAAATTAATCCTGGTTCTAAAACTCCCATTCTAGGATCAAACAAACCACCAATAACTGGTTTATTATTTATATATGTATCGCGACTAGTTATCTCGGCCACAGATCCTTTTCTTATTTCATCAGGTGACAAAATACTAAATTGGATTCCAATGACTTTCGCACAACTTTTCTGCATGTTATTATTACTTGAGTATTTCGACATCTCTTATATTATTATACAATAGTTTTATATTGTTTTTTTTTAATCAATTTTTTTATTAAAACAATAAAGTTTATTTTCACAAAAAAATAAAATTGATTTTGATTTAAAATTAAAAACATAAACTATAATTAGAAATAAGAAAATGCCCAGAGACAGTCAAACTAAAATGAATAAGGATCAAAATAAGCGTTCTAAAAAGGAGGAGGAAAAGCGTCGTAATAAAAAGGTTAATAATGATTCTGATAGTGATGATGGAGAGTATGAAAGTAATGATGAAATGGATGTTCACGAGTATCGTAAGTTTTTATCAAAAATATTTCCTTCTAAGCATTTGAATAAGAAAATCAAAGCAGGTGAAAGATTAAAGAAAGTTATTGATAGTTCTGAATCAAGTGAAGAAGAATGGGAAACTGAATCAGAGGAGGAAGAAGTACCAAAGAAATCTAAAAAAACTAAATCACAGAAAAAGAAGGTTGTTGAATCAGATGATGAAGAAACACTTGGTAGTGAGGATTCTGAAGAGGAAGAAGAGGATGATGATGACGATTCTGAATATGTTCAAGATTCTGAAGAAACAGAATCAAGTGGATCAGATGAATTAGAAGTAAAAGGTTCAAATAAACTAAATATTATTTTCACAATTGGAGGTGCTAAAGATGAAGATGAGGATGATGATGTATGGTTAGACGAAGAAGGTGAGGATTATATTGATTCTGATGATGAAACTGAAGATGAAGATGCAACAATATGTTCAACCGATGAAGAGGAAGAACAAGATGAAAAAGTTAATAAAAGGTTGAAAAAGAATAAATCTGAAAAAGAGAATATTGAAGAAACTAAAAAGTCGGATAACGATGCGTTGAATCAATTAAAACTATTACTAGAGAAAAATCCAAAAGACAAATCTATTAAGAAATGTATTGATGTGTATGAAAAAGATTTAAAAGCACAAAAACAAAAGCAAGAAAAACGTGAAAAAAAATATAAGGATAGAAATATGAGGATTTTCCGAAAAATAGTAAAGGATAAAAATACATCAAATGACTTTTCATTTTATGAAAAATTGGAAATTAGTGAACAGAAAAAAATTATTAAGGAATTGCGAGAAATTAATAAAATAACAAGAATTGAGAAACCGTATAGAATGACACTTTTAGAATCACAAATACCAGTTCAATTTAAAGCTGCCGCAATGAAAAAAGTAAATTCGTTACGATATATGGAACCTGGTAGTGGTGAATTTTACAAAATTAAAAACTGGGTTGATACTTTTATGCGTATTCCATTTGGAAAACACGAAGGTTTGCCAATTAGTATTGAAGATGGCGTTGAAAAGTGTCACGATTTCATGGAAAATGCGCAGAAAACATTAGATGCGGCAGTTTATGGTTTGAATGACGCAAAGATGCAAATAATGCAAATGTTAGGACAATTGTTGACAAATCCGAAATCAATTGGAACTGCGATTGCGATTCATGGACCGCCAGGCACAGGTAAGACCAGTTTAGTTAAGGAAGGAATTAGTAAGATTTTGAACAGACCATTTGCGTTTATTGCGCTAGGAGGCGCAACCGATAGTAGTTTCTTAGAAGGTCACGGTTATACATATGAAGGTTCAACATGGGGTAAAATCGTTCAAATATTAATTGATAGTAAGTGTATGAATCCAGTAATATATTTTGATGAATTAGATAAGATTAGTGATACGCCGCGAGGCGAGGAAATTGCCGGTATTCTGACTCATTTAACAGATACTTCACAAAACTCGCAGTTTCACGACAAGTATTTTGCCGAGATCAACTTTGATTTAAGTAAGTGTCTATTTATATTTAGTTACAATGATGAATCGAAAGTAAATCCAATTTTGAAGGATAGAATGTATAGAATAAAGACAAAGGGATACAATCAAAAGGAGAAGACGAATATATCAAAGAGTTATTTATTGCCAAGAATTTGCGAGCAAGTGCGTTTTACTAATTCGGAAATAATTATTCCTGATCAAACAATTCATTATATAATAGATAATCATTGTAATAAAGAAGATGGTGTGAGAAACTTGAAGCGTTGTCTAGAAATAATACATACTAAACTTAATTTGTATAGGTTGATGAAACCAGGTTCGAATTTATTTGAACAAGATATGTCGTTAAAAGTAGAGTTCCCTTTTACTATAACAAGAGAAATAGTTGACAAGTTGATAAAGAAGGAAAGTGAAAACATTTCGGCGCTGTATAGCATTTACGCTTAAATCCATATTTTAACATTTCCAATGCCGATTATTATAATAAAAATTAAAACACCTTAAACCATTTAAAAATTTATGTATAAATAATATAAACCATTATGAGTTTAGATTATTTTTTATCGTGTAAAAAAAACTATATCAAGATAATTCAAAAATTGGAATATATACTAGAAACACTTGATGATATTACTTATATATCTCTCAATAAATCTCCAAATGATTGTGATATAGAAAATAACAAGACTTTTTTTACTAGTAAAATACAACATTTCAAAGGTTTGGTTAATATTTGCAATGATAATTTGGAAAAATTATGCTGTCATAATTATATTATTGATACAATAGAAATAGACGTAGAACAGTCAGAAACCATCGAATATTGTTGTATATGTGAAATTGTAAAACCCTAATTATTGTCTTTAAGTAGTTTCGCCAATTTATTATTTAATTTGCAATATTTTTCGAATTTCAAAGACTTTTTTGGAAAATCGATTTTTGGACATTTATTTTTGTCCATTTTTGAAAAATGAAAATACTTTTGGGAATTTAAAAACAGTGATTTTTTGAATTTTTACTGAGACCATAAAAAAAATTAGCGTCAGGTCACCAAAAAAATAATTCAAAGTTTGTGACGATAAAATTTTTTTATGAAAATATTAATTATTTTGAAAAATACTTAGGGATTTTTTCCATTGCTAATATATCAATGTTTAGCAATGAATTTGTCCCCAAAAATCCCCTAAATTTTTGTTGTGATAAATGTGATTATATTACGTCTAATAAAAAAGATTATTCAAAACATATTAACACGAATAAACACAAAATCAATGAAAATCAATGTTTTTCAATCCAAAAATCCCCAAAAATCCCCACATACGAATGCTCTTGTGGAAAATCGTATAAGGATAATTCGGGGTTATGGAGACATAAAAAGAAATGTAAAAATAATGGGTCAAATATTGATGAAAATGAAAAATTTGAATTAAATGATCCAAATGATTCAGTAGAATTAATAAAATATTTAATGCAAGAAAATTCAGAGTTTAAACAAATGTTAATAGAGCAAAATAAGCAAATGATAGAAATAGCGAAAACTGCGGGAACGTATAATAATATTACAAATACGAATTCACATAATAAATCTTTCAACTTAAATTTCTTTTTAAATGAAACTTGTAAAGACGCAATGAATATTATGGACTTTGTAGATTCTCTCAAGATCCAACTTTCGGATTTGGAAAATGTTGGAGAGTTGGGTTATGTAGAAGGTATTTCAAATATTATTATTAAAAATTTGAATTTGTTAGATGAAACCAAGAGACCGGTTCATTGTACTGATACAAAACGAGAAGTACTATATGTTAAAGATGAAAATAAGTGGGAAAAAGAAAATGAGGAAAAATCAAAAATGAGAAAAGTGATAAAACATGTTACACATAAAAATTCGAAATTATTAAAGGAGTTTAAACAGAAGTATCCAGGTTGTGAAAAAAGTGAATCGAAATACTCGGGTAAATATGATAAACTTATTATTGAATCAATGGGTGGCAAAGGGGATAATGATATAGAAAAGGAGGATAAAATAATTAAAAATATTTCTAAGAAAATAACAATAGATAAGGCAGTTCTTTAAGTTACTTTGGGGATTTATTATTTAATTTACAATATTTTTGAATTTCAAAGACTTTTTTAGAAAATCGATTTTTGGACATTTATTTTTGTCCATTTTTAAAAAATGAAAATACTTTTGGGAATTTAAAAACAGTGATTTTTTGAATTTTTACTGAGACCATAAAAAAAATTAGCGTCATGTCATTAAAATTTTTTTTTAAATTTGTTACGATAAATTTTTTTTGAAAAATATATATTTTAAGATAATTATTTAAACTAATTTTCTGTTGTTAATTTATGACAACGAACGACAACGATTATTTAGTAAAAACTAGCACAAATTTTAGTTGTGATATTTGTAACTATAATACGACTAGAAAATATAATTTGGATGTTCATTTAAAGAGCATAAAACACAAAAATAGATTATTAACAACGAAAAACAACAAATCTTTAGTAGAAATTAGTAAAACATATAAATGTCAAAATTGCAGTAAGGAATTTAATGATAGAGCCGGATTATGGAGACATAAAAAAAAGTGTAATAATAAAGAAGATAAAAACATTGAATTAGATGAACAACAAAATGAGTCTGTAGAATTAATAAAATATTTAATGAAAGAAAATTCAGAATTTAAGCAAATGATAATAGAACAAAATAAACAAATGATAGAGATGTCAAAACACGCTGGGATATATACAAATAATACAACAAATTCTCATAATAAATCATTTAATTTGCAGTTATTTTTAAATGAGACATGTAAAGATGCGATGAATATTATGGACTTTGTAGATTCTCTCAAGATCCAACTTTCGGATTTGGAAAATGTTGGAGAATTAGGTTATGTTGATGGCATTTCAAATATTATTATTAAAAATTTAAATTTGTTAGATGAAACAAAAAGACCGGTTCATTGTACTGATACAAAACGAGAAGTACTATATGTTAAAGATGAAAATAAATGGGAAAAGGAAAATGATGAAAAATCTAAAATGAGAAAGGTAATCAAACATGTTACACATAAAAATTCTAAATTATTAAAGGAATTTAAACAGAAGTATCCTGGTTGTGAAAAAAGTGAATCGAAATACTCAGGAAAATACGATAAACTTATTATTGAATCAATGGGTGGCAAAGGGGATAATGATATAGAAAAGGAGGATAAAATAATTAAAAATATTTCTAAGAGAATAACAATAGATAAGAATATGTAGAATAATATAATTTTTATATTATTTTACCAAAATGAATTTGAGTATTTTACCAAATGGTATTTGTATTATCCCACCACATACCGTCGCCTTTTTTTACATTATATAACGCTCTGAATATTTGTGACCTTGACAAAGGAATATTACATCTATATTTATCAAGAGGATGAGGATTTGTTTTTAATTGTGCCATTAATGCTTTCTTACGAATTACTTGTCTTTGTTGGAATGCAAAATAAACATAAAATGTTTCAAATGATAAGTATCTAATTGGGATTAAATCTTCATTATTTTCTTGGAAATTTTGTAAGTATTCATCACAAATAGCAATACCAGATATATCAGCAAGATCTTCTCCAATACCAATAGATGCATCAAATTTAATTCCATCTTTAGCAGCAGCTTCTTCGTATTGTTTAATAACATCTTTTTGTATTTTTTTGAAATCATTTTTATCTTCAGGTGTCCACCAATCAAATAATACTCCATTCGCGTCATATTTACTGCCCATATCATCAAACCCATGAGACATTTCGTGACCTAGTGTAAACCCAATATGTGCCAAGTTATATTCAATTCCTCTTTCATCTAGATCAACAAAAGGTTTTTGCATATATCCTTGATTAATATATATACAATTTTTAGAAGGTGTATATGAAGCATTTACTATATACGCTTGTGTTCCTGTCATTTTAACTGGATATTGTGTCCAATCCATCATTGGAATATCAATATATGGTTGTCCCTCTAAATCAATAAATTTTTGATGTCTCCATTTATATATTTTACACATATTATCATATAAATTAGTACCATAATTTAGATCAGGATCTTCTCGTAAATTTTCCGGTTTACCTATTATAAATTTGAATTTATCCAGTTTATCAAGTGCATAATTTTTAGTTTTTGCTTGCATCCAAGTATTTCGCATTAAAATTCTTTTAAATACAACTTTAAGATCATTACATAATGTATTTACATATTTTGTTACCAGTGGATTACTATATTTTTCCATATACTGGTTTGTTAAAAATGTATTAAAGGGTATGGACATATATAATGAAGCGCTAACGGCATCACTTTTATTAATAACTTCTTGACCTCTTTCATACTTACCATAAAATTCATATGGTATTTTTTCCCATACCCTTGTTACCCTGGCGATTCTTTTCAATAATATCCAAACCCAGTGTGTGCGCCATTTTTGTGTATTCCAATTTTTCAAAAATAAATCAGTACCACATTTTAAATAGTTCAAACTACTTGTTATAAAAAAAGATGGAACAGTTTTATAACCAAGACTTTTAGAAAATTGTCTCCAATCAAAACCATATTTACTTAACGCTTCATCCACAGTTACTCTATTATACAGTTTTTCTTCTTTAGATGTAATATCTGTACATCCTAAAGCATTAAAAACATCTACTCCAACATTAAAAACATCAGTTGTATCGAAACCGTGTCCTTTACCTAAGCAAGTATCAAATAAATCTCTACATGTTTTTTTAAATGCTTCTCTATATTTTTTTTTATATTCAACATCAATACCATCATTATAATATATATTTAAATCAAGCAAAGCAAATTGATGCGCATCTATATAACATCTAAATTTTGTAGGTTCTTTATCATCTGGATTTACAGACCAAACAAAAGGGGCGCCGGAAGCGGTCATTTCATCGCTATTAATAAATGCTAGTAAATCCCATGGATTTCCTTTTTGTATAAATGAATCAATTGTTTTAACAGCTTCAATCGCCAATTTTTTACTATCTTTAATGCTATTCATTTTAATAACCGATTTGTAAAAATTTTTCAAATTTTGCGCTAATTTGTTATTATGAGTTTTAATATAATCTAAAATAATTGTATTTAATTCTCTATAAACTTTATCCTGTGTTAATCTAAAATCGTCAATTTGTACGATATATTTTTGTTGTTCTTCTAATGTTACTTCTTTTAACCAATTATAGTTAATATAATCATAATAATCATTTTGAGGTTTAATACTATGTGGAGAAAATTTAGATAATAATTGTTTGACAAAATGTTTTTTCTGTAATTTATTTGATATTTTTAAATGACTCTTTGGTATTTTTTTACTAAATTCTTCTTCAAATGATTTCAAACCTATAGGACATAATGCTAAATCTTTTTTTTTTATATTTTTCTTTGTAACATTTTTTTTTATAGCATTTTTTCTTGTTTTGGTCATTTATATAGTATAATAATATTTAATTGTGATACTTAAATATTATTGCTAGAGTAAAACATTATTTATTATTTTTAATATTCTGAGTAAGGAACATTATTACCACCTCTAGTAATAAGATAATTATATTGTGCTCCAGTCATCGCAGCACAACCAGTACTTGTACTATATGTATTTGGACAATATTCGGGTTTAAACTCTGTATTAGCGAACAACAACATTTCGCCCTCAGGTAGAGGCACTGGTTGTTGAGGTCGCGCCAAAAACGCCTTAACACCGGCGCTAACAGGTTGACCAGGTTTAACAGTCATATCTTGAGCGCTCCATGATGAAGTATCAACAGGAGTATCATTACCTAAACTATAAAGAGCTGATTCGCCATAATTAATATTGGCGCCAGTGAAACCTTCAGTAGTGGTAGAGGTTCCAGAAGTAGTAGAAGCAGAAGATCCATCAGAAGTGGTTTGAGTCGCAAGTTGTTGATTTGCTTGAACTTGTTGAACCTTTGCTTTGACCTTTTGCGCTATTTGACCAGAAGCGTCTTGCACCATAGAAGAAACTTGTCCTTCCATACCTTCAATCAAACTATAAAAGTTGCAACAACTACATAAAGTATGTCCAACTATTATTAAATAGAGTACGGCAATCAAGATTAAAATCTCGAGACTAATCTTATATCCAAATATTGAGATATCCATATTATACATATTTCATAGATAATAATTTTCCTTTACTTTTATCTAAAAATAAGTCAATGGAAGCGTTATAATCATAAAATCGAATATTATGTACATAGAATGTTTTTTTATTAGTTAATAAATGATATAATTTATTTTCTATTTTTTGTATTGATTTTTTTGAATTTATTTTATTGTCTAAATAATTATCAAAATTTTCATTTAAGTTCAATGTTGATGATACTTGTATATTTTTATCACATATAGTTAAGTTAGGTCCACCCTCAACTATTTTGTTACCTAAATTATATATATATTGACCATTTAAACTTCGCCCATCTATTTCGACAATTCCATAAACAATTGTATTGTCTTCTAAAAAATCTCCAATACTTATATCTTTAATTTCTTTAATAATACCATTATTAAGTTTTATTTCAGTATTTCCCACAAATCCACCATCTAAAAATTTATGTATATCATTTTTATTGTTAAACATATGATTTGTATTTTTTTGAATATTATTTATATCTTCATCACTAATTTCGTCCCAATCACTGAAAATATACTTGCCGATTTGAATAGTTTTATTTGTGGTATTTAAACAGTATAAGTAGGGTTCTTGATAAAAACTACATTTTTTCGCATCAGGATGTTTTGATACGGGTATCCATTTATCAGCATACTTTATAATATGTGAATCAGATACAATGATATCATCCAATTCATACATTATAGACCCTTTGGTTTCGACAGTAATTTTACCAGTTACTGCGTTACCACCAATTAATACATCACCAATATTAATATCTTTAATTTTTTTTTGTAGACCATTATTCATATTAATATATGTATTTTTATCAAAACATTTTATGTGGGGAATACTTTTCAAACCTTTTATACCAAGTGTTTTATTTAAAAATGTTAAAATTATTGCCATAGGTATAGCAATTGATAAAAATATTCCAGTATTTACAGCAGCGATTCCCCAAGTAAATGGAAGAGCCCACATAATAGCAATTGATGCGGCTAAAGCAATCAATATTATAATTATAAACTGAGCGATGGCACCTAATAAAGATTTTAAGGTATAATAAGATCCTAATAATGTAAATAAACCAGCGGTCATTGTTCCTTGTATTTTGCCAATTAAATCTCTAAAACTAATAATGATTTGTTGTAATGGTATCATTATATTCATTAATCGTCCCATTATTTCCTGTGTAACTGATTGAAAAAACCCTCTTATTTTATCAAACATTGCTCTTACAGAGTTTAATGAATTTGATATATTTCCAACAAGAGTTTGAAATGATGCTGTGACGTGTGTTAATGGCGCCAAAGCGTCGCCTGTTATACTAGTTAATATGTTTTGAGTACAATATGTAAAATTTTGAGCGGTGTATTCTGTGGCGGTAACACCTTCCGGATGTGTTATAAATCCGGCAACAGGTATAATTTGCGGTTTACATCGTTGATTTGCCCAATCATCAATAATTGGTTGTGAATTAATCATTATATGACAATATGAAATAGCAACAATTAATACAAATGTTATTACAATTAACATTATTACTGAAGAACCATATTGATCAAAATATGTTAAATTTTCATACATTTTTTTTAAATTTTCGAATCCTCCATCATTATTAATTTTAATATTATTACTCATATATAGTAAATGGATAATTATTCATTTACTATATTCTCAATTTAACATTATTTTATTATTTTATTATTTTCTTAAATTTCAAATATTAAGTTTTAAGATATAGTCTTCCCAATCCCAAAATATTTGGTTACCTATTTGGATTTTATGATCGCTGGTAATTAAACAAGAAAACCAATCACTCTTTTTATCAGATATTTCGGCTTCATCATAATCTTCAACTTTACAAAATCTTTCGACGTCTTTCTCAAATACTAAATGTGAACCAGTAACATATATATCATCATTGTTTACACCTTTACCTTTTATTACATACAACGGAACAGGATTACGCTTATTATCTATTTTCATAACCGATTCAACAATCGAACCATTTTCTAAAATGTCTCCTAAATCTATATCTTTCATTGTCTTAATATTTCCATTTTTTAGTTTAATTAATGTTTCAGGGTGAAAGCATTTACCAAGAGCGCGCACTAGTTGACCACTAGGACCATTCCAAGCACTTCCCATAGTTTGAACACTTCCATCCATCACATACATGAGACTAACCATAATACCAATTGTTTTACCAATTAAATCTTTAATTGATATAGTAATTTTTTGAAATTCAATAACTAAATTTAAAAACACACCAAATACTGATTGTATTGTAGAAGACATAAATGTTCTTACTTTATCGAACATAGCACGAACCATATTTATATCATTTGTAAATCCGCCTAATGTATTGCTAATAGATGAAGTGACATATGTAAGGGGTTGTAATAAATAACCCATAAAGTCGGTTTGCATATTTTGAATACAATAAGCGAAATTGCTTTCAATGTCATCGGCAAAAGGCATGTACATAGGATTACACCTATACAAAGGCCAGTTTGCTTTGATTACTGCCAATTGACTATAATAAAAAATACCTGCTGCATATATCGCAAACGCTAAATTAACATATATAAAATTAACCCAGTTTTTTCCAGATGGCATAACTTATATTATTAATATATAATTATTCGTGTATTTTCACAATAATTACTTTTATTTTTTATTGCGATATGTTTTTCTTCTTTTAGTAGTTCTTCTCTTAGTTGTTCTTCTCTTTGTTTTTCTTTTACCACCACTGTAGCAACCCCATGACCAATTAGGGTTACCACCTTTTTTTTGTCTAGCACCACCTTTTTTCATTGCAGCAGCGTCATATTGAGCGTTTGCGGCAGCTTGTACACTATTTTGAGCGTTTTGAGTAGCAACAGCATTTGCGCCACTAGTATCACCAGGCATCTGTGGAACGGTAATAGCACCGCCTCTTTTATGTAGACTTCTTCTACGACCTCCAACGGCATTAGCGAGTGCTTGTTGTTGTTGTTGTTGATTAATTCTTGCCGCCATTGCTGAAGCGCCAGGACTACCTGCTAGTGGTGCTTGAACAGTTGGTTGTAATAAACCAGGAACATTACTATTAGTAGACATTTATATATTTATAATAGATTTTAATTAGATTTAAATGAAAAAAGATTTAAAAATTAAATACTTTAAATATTATAAAATGGACGACAAACAAAGGTTACAATTACAAAATATGATTAAGACCAACAATGTTGAAGATCAAACCGATTTAATACGCAATTTAAAGCACAGTCAGATTTTGAGAAACGAGGTTAACAACATGATTATGATTAAAGCTAAATATAGAGGTGATGATGAAAAAATTTCTCAAGAATGTATGAATGAGTCGAATTTTTTGTTTACATATTACACTGATATTTTTAATAAAGTGAAAAAGGATGAGATTGATATTAATTTGCTATATAAATTTTTGGATATTTTGAAAAGAATTGAGGAGGGTGAATTGGACCAACATGAGGGATCGTTTCAAGTAGGAACAATATTGAAAGATATTTATGTAGACAGCGCTTTAAAGAAAGCGGAAAAGTTAGACGCAGCAAATGAAACCGAAAAGGTAGAACCAAAGAAGGCGAATGTGAATATATCATGGAAACAATTTAAGACGATGAAATAAATAATTTTGTAAAAACTATATAAAAAATTACATAAACATATCTCAACATAATAAGATATATTTATGTCAAAAAAATATTCCACCACTACAACTCTTGTAATAGTAGAATCACCTGCCAAATGTAAGAAAATCGAAGAGTATTTGGGTCCTGGTTATAAATGCGTTGCTTCATTTGGTCATTTACGTGAATTGTCTTCTCTCAAAAGTATTGATATAGAAAATAATTTTGCGCCAACATATACAATTATTGACAATGCGATAAAGAAAAAACAGATTGCTTTCATTAAAAAGGAGATCAAAAATGCTCATGAAGTAATACTTGCTTCCGACGATGATCGTGAAGGTGAAAAAATCGCATATTGTGTAGCGCAAATTTTTGATTTAGATATAAATAAAACAAAGCGTATTATATTTAACGAAATTACAGAATCCGCGCTCCAGCACGCAATAAAAAATCCAAGAACAATTGATATGGATTTAGTTCACGCCCAACAAGCGCGTCAAATATTGGATCTATTGGTAGGTTTTAAGGTTACGCCAATGTTGTGGAAATTTATAAATAAAAATAAGGATAATTCTTTAAGTGCTGGTAGATGTCAAACGCCAGCGCTCAAACTGATTTATGATAATGAACAAGATATTAAACAAGCGGAAGAGAGAAAGGTGTATAATGTAACAGGTATATTCACAAATTCGAATATAGTGTTTGATTTATCTCCGCAAAATAAATATGAGACCGAAGATGATATAACGGATTTCCTAGATGGATCCGCGGATTTTTCACATATTTACACATGTTCTAAACCGGTTAAGACTGTAAAAAAGCAACCGGAACCATTTACAACATCATCATTGCAACAAACAGCAAGTAATGAATTACATTATGCGCCAAAAGAAACAATGCGAATATGTCAAACTTTATATGAAGCGGGATATATAACATATATGCGTACAGATTCGAAAACATATAGTAAGGATTTTATTGATTCGGCAAAAAAATATATTGTTAAGAATTATGACGCCAAATATATAAATGAAAATATAGATGATTTAATAACAGGTGCTGTAAAAGAGGAAACAAAAAAAAAGAGTAAAAAGGTAGATAAACCCTTAACGCAAGACGCACACGAAGCAATTCGACCCACAAATATTTCTCTCTTTGAACTTCCTGAGACAGTAGATTCAAAGGAACGAAGGATGTATAAACTCATTTGGGAACATACATTGGAAACATGTATGGCACAAGCAATATTTTTCTCGATAACAGCAAGTATATCAGCATTTCAAGATACAAAATTCACATATACAAGCGAGTTAGTTGATTTCCCAGGATGGAAAATAGTGTCAAAAAAATATGTTAATGAAATTAAATTGGAAAACAAAGAGTATCAATATTTGCAACAAATAAAGCAGAATTCAGAGATTCCATACAAAAAAATGTGTGCAAAGGTTACGATAAAAGGTTCTAAACAACATTATACAGAAGCGAGATTGGTACAACTTTTAGAGGAACGTGGAATAGGACGTCCTTCTACTTTTTCTTCTCTCGTCGACAAAATTCAAGAGAGAGGTTATGTTAAAAAGGAGGACGTAAAAGGTAAGGAAATTGTGTGTAAGGATTATGAGTTATCAAATGGTGACATTTTTGAAATAGAGAATAAACGAGAATTTGGTAACGAAAAAGGTAAATTAGTTATTCAACCATTGGGAACAATTGTAATGGAATTTCTAGATAAACATTTTTCAGAAGTGTTTAATTACAACTATACGAAGGAGATGGAAGATGAATTGGATAAAATTGCCAAAGGAGAAAGTATATGGTATAATTTATGTGGCACATGTAATAAGCAATTAGACACATTAGTTGATGGTTTAAAAGATGAAACTAAAATAGAGGTAAAATTGGATGATAATAACACATATTTAGTAGGCAAATATGGTCCTGTTATAAAATGTGTTGAAGAGCGCGATGGAAAAGAAGAAATCAAATTTAAACCAATTAAAAAGGGTGTAGATATTCATAAGATAGAAAATGGTGATTACAATGAAGCAATAGATGAGATTGTGGATACGAATGTAGTAAAAAGTCGATACATATTAGGAAAGCATGATGGGAATGATGTTGTTTTACAGAAAGGTAAATTTGGGTTATATATAACTTGGGGTAAAAATTCTAAGACGCTAAAAGAATTAGGCAATAGACCAATGGAAAACATAACATTTGAAGAGGTTAAAAAGTATTTGGAAGAAGGTAGTAATCTAATTAGAGAAGTAAGTACAAACATTTCAATAAGAAAGGGACCAAAAGGTGAATATATTTTTTACAAGACGTCGAAAATGAAGAAACCGCAATTTTACGATTTGAAACCATTTAGCACCGATACAAAATCAGACTATAAAACATGTAATATGACTGTTTTAAAGTCGTGGTTAAAGGAAAAATATGATATTTTTTAAGAATAATTAATGCTTTCTGGACTTCTTGGATTTTCTTGACTTCTTGGATTTTCTTGACTTCTTATTTTTTCTTGACTTCTTGGATTTTCTTCGACGTCCTCCAGCAGCAGCAGCAGCACCATTATCATCATTATTATCAATATAATTGGTAATATCAGCTATAAGTTGACGCATTCTATCCTCAGTTATTGGACTTGGATCTTCTTCATCTATATAATCTTCCAGGTCTATTATAGTTTGTTGTGATAGATTTCTTATTAATATACCATGATCTCCTCGATTCCAACCAGAATTTAATAAAGCCCCTGCTACAGAACGCGCAGCATTTAAATTTTCTTCTTGAGGATTACCTGTTGGTTCCATCATTAACTTTCTCGCTTGAGCTATAGTATTAAAAATGTCTTCATAATCATTAATACCATCAAGAGAGTTGGACATAAGATTCGCAAAATTATCCATTACTATTTTATATATTATTACAATATATAAAATAAATTAATTTATAAATTGGCGTTCATTTAAAATTTTGGACTAAATTATTATTTCTTCTTATATATTATAAAATGTACACATTTAGTTATAAAATGTTTAGAAATGTTGGTTTTGCAAAAAAAAGGTCCATTTGGACATAGCAATAGATTTGGAAGCAGAATATATAACTTTAATAAAAGAACTGGACAAATGCCAGGAGCAGATTCCACTTGTGGACAAGGTTATTGTGATATAATTGGTTGGGGATGTGTATGGTGCAACAGTTAAATTATTCAATATTTATCATTTTATTAAATATAAATAAAGCAAAGTATGCCATACAAAAAGACATTATAAAAACTATTAAGTATTTATTAATTGTATTTATTATTAAATTTATATTTTCTGACATCATAATTATTAATATTATTTATTAATAATTATTTATATTACTTTATAAATTGGTGTTTATCTTAAATTTTGTACTACATTATTAATTCTTCGTGGTTGATTTGGTATAAGTGTAGTAAATTCAATAGCAAGTGAAAAAGGGAATGCACCAAAGTTAACTAATTGTCCATTGTGATATCTAAATTTAATACTTAATTTGCGCATTCTTTCGGCAGGTGGCCAATACATTTTATAAGGAAGCGATTCTCTATCGAACCATTGGGAAATAGGTGTAGTAGGTATTCCAATTTTAGCGAAGGAAGCATTAGTAATGCCATTTGTGATATTTGTGGAAAGTGTAAATTTGTTTACAGCATATGGGGCAGTTTCATCAATACAATTGTTTCCAGCAAGTTCCATATAAAAATATGCCGGACCCATTAAATTAATTTTAAATGGTGGTTCAATAAAATAAACGACAGAGTTTGTTAATTCGGGGTTAGGTAATAACCAATATCCATTATCTCCATTGTTAACGTCTCCATAGAAAAAACGAGGTGTAAATGGTTCACCAGTTACAGAATCTTTAATGGAAATAGCGGTAGTATTACATCGTGATAATCCTAAATTTCCTGGTAATCCCCAAAAATCAAATTCTGGTAATTGTGCTTTAGACGCACAAAATAGATTATCAGCGAGAGTACCAATAAGCGAAATTGTTTCATTTGCTAACATAAATTCATCAGAAGTATTGCCAAACCAAATCTTTTGTCCAACACTATTATAAACAATAACAAATTTATTATATCCTCCTTGTTCATTAAATTGATTTAATAGATCAGTGAGTGAATTGATTAAAAGATATGCTTTAATTCGCTGAGTAACAACAAAGTTAAATTTATTTTGTAATTCGGTAACCATTTGTGTAGGATTATAAAACCCCTCTTGAATATTAAAATTAAACAGTTTTTCAGATGATTCAAATAAACAAGTAAAAATTGCTTGTTCAAGTGGGTTAAATACTTTATTTTCACCTGGATTATAAGGTTTTGTAATTTTAAAAAACATTGTGATATTTGAATTAGAAGATGAAAATGAATTATAATTTGCTGGAAATGTCCAATTAATTAGTCTTAATGAATATATATTTGTAATATCTTCAGGCATTTCAATTTCAAATTGATTAGAATTAGGATATTTTAAAATGTCTCTGTCTTCAGAATGAATAGAAACATATTTTTTGAAAATAATATAATCATTAGAGTTGGGTATTAAAGGGTGATTTGTTGATGTATTAAATAATTTAGAAGAGGGATCTGTAAACATTCTGTTATCATTGTTCATGATTTATATTTATAATTAATAAAAAATTATTTTTATATTTTAAATTAATTATATAATAAATAATACTTTATTAAATATATATGTCAGGAATATACTCTACAACACCTAATTATAGTGGTAGACAAGGAGATAATATACAAAATATTAAACAGTTTGTTACATCTACATCAGGTATAGTTGATTGGATATATAAAACATTACCAGCAACAACTAAAAAGGTGATTACTCCTTATATTCAAACAAATAATCAAAATTTGATTCCAACAGTAATGATACCCAAAGATCTATTGGTTTTAGGTGCTATAAATAACCCATCAGATATAAATTTAAAGAGTAATATAGAGGAAATAAATGTAGACACAAATATTTTAAATAGTTTAAACCCAGTATCATTTACGTTTAAGGACGATGAACAAAATAAAAAACATTTTGGGTTTATTGCTCAAGAATTAGAAAGTGTGTATCCTGAATTAGTTACCAATAGTGAACTTGGATTTAAAACGGTAAATTATATTGAAATGATTCCTATATTATTGTCACAAATGAAGAATATGCAAATAGAAATAGATAAGTTAAAAAAAGAAATAGATGAAATAAAAGTTGATCAAAATAGGTAAAATAGTTTATCCAATAAATATTTATATTAATAATAATTTTATAAATATTTATATATAATAATGGCTTGGTATGAAAGTATTTATAAAGCGCTAATATTTGGAAGCGCAATAACCTTTATAATAAGTAATTTAACAAGTGGCGCAAATTCATATAATTCATTGATAACAGGTTATATAATATTGATACTAGGAATCCTAATGGTTTTAACGATGGTGATCGCTAAAATTTTGGAGGTACAAAAAACTAGTTCGACAACGCAAATATTATTATCAATCATAATGACATTGGGACCATTTTTACTAATGTTAGCAATTATAGGATTTATGTTATTTTTAATAATATTTTACAAAACACCAATATTAGAAAATCGTGTATCAAATAGTTATGATACCTTTAGCAATATAACATTAGTATTATTATTAATTCAGGTGTATGTTGTTTATACCAATCTAGATACGGATGAATTTAAAATAAATGGTAAAATATCACAAATGACTTCAAGCGTATTATATTTGTTGGGTGTATTATCCTTATTTTCATCAGGAACAATATATATTATTTTAAAATATTTCAGAGCAGATGGATTTCAAATGTTACAAAATGAAAAAAATATACAATTTAATTATTTACTTTAATAAATTTGTATGTTAAACCGAAATTATATTGTGTTTCCCATACCCCCGAAATTTTCACTATAAATGAACATTCCTGATGGTCTATTATATTAAACAATTTTATATTCCCATTTCTAAGTTGTTCGCTAATTTTTAATTGTGGCGTTTTTTTTATGTCGATTTTTTTTAAGATAGTCTCTTCAATTAGTTTAATATTATCTATTATATCCTTATGATTATTAGGGTTAAAACTACATTTAAATTTGTTATAATATTTTTCACAAGTAATATCTGTTAACTTTATTAATAAATAAATACCGTTTAGCAAAATATTATGTGTTGAATAAAGAATTCTTATAAAATTACCATCATTCATTATATTATTTTTAATTGGTTCACAAAAAAATATGTTATTTTCATTATATTGATTAATATTTTTTACTAAATTCATTATTGTCTATGTAGTATTATAAAATCTTTTTATTATATAATTAAATATATATATAATAATTATATAATGGGAAAAAATTTAACAAAAAAAATAAAGTATAAAAGAAAAAATAAAAGGAAAGGTAAAACAAAAAGACGAAAAATTTATAAGTTAAAAGGAGGATTTGCAGTTCAACGTGTAATAAATATACCATATACTTCAAACTTAACTGAATCTATTAACACTTCATTAGCACCTATTTTTGAAATTATTCCATCTTTTTCAAAAGATTTAGTCTATATATCATTTGGAAGTAAACTGAATGAGAGAACTTTAGAAAGTGAATATATGGATTCAGATTATTCATATATGAATAGAGTAAATGCGGGATACCAAATGGCGCCATTTTTTTTATGTAGCAATTCAAATGCGAGAAAAAATATGTTATGTGATGGAAGACCGTGTAGTGTATTAAATATTGTTATTGATATATTTAGGGATGAAGATGATATTGAAGAGTCAAAGAAGTATATAATAGAATCATTAACAAATAAGAGAGAATTAGATGCGCCTTTAGATACATCAAATATTACGCAATTTTTTATAAATATTTGTGATATTGAAGATGGTATATTAAGGGATGCTATGTCGAAAGGTAAAAATCCATATACAGCAGAGGAACATTATACAGTTTTAGGAATGTTAGCAGATATTTTATGTAAAAAAATGAGAGAAAATGAAATAACTCCTGAAAATTATATGGTAGTTAATTACATTAAATTTAAACATCCTAACTCAATAGAGGAGAAACTAAAAGAAAATGTTACTGAAACGCTTTCTAATATTATGAACGAAAATGGATATGAAAATAGTTATTATGAATGGTTTGGATATAGTAAAATGGTATTTTACAATTGTATAGTATTATACAAATATTCTGATACGATTAAAGTAGGATTTCAATTTAATAAATTTAGTATTTTAAAAGGTTTTGAAAAAAATCAAAATAAAATATTTGAACTAAACAAATCTGGATTTAAAAAGGGAGAAGAAAGATTTCGAGATATTTTTAAATATATTTATCCTATTAAAAATACATATTATGAATTTGATCCGGTTGGTGGTTATCCTGAAAAAAGATTAAACAAATTTTGTTATAGTGTTTATGATTTAATGGCAGAATAAAATAATTAATAAGTTATATTATATAATTAATAGGTTATATTATATAATAAAGATTATATACATTATATAATATTCAATGAAATTTTACGAAACCCATTTTGAAGAATATATAAATGAAAGTCACCGTGAAAATTTACATCCAAAACTAAATAAAATATATGAAAAATTTCCAAAAACTATATGTGAATTAAAAAACTTAATATTTTTTGGTCCAAGTGGTACTGGTAAATATACACAGATGTTAAAATCTATTAAAAAATATAGTCCAACAGATTTAAAATATGAAAAGAAAATTAGTCTAACATATAACAAACAACAATATTTTTTTAAAATAAGCGATATTCATTATGAAATTGATATGTCTCTCTTAGGTTGTAATTCAAAACTACTTTGGCATGAGATTTATCAACAGATTATAGATATTATATCTGCGAAAACAGAGAAGTCTGGTATAATAGTTTGCAAATATTTTCACGAAGTTCATAGTGAATTACTTGATAATTTTTATAGTTACATGCAACAAAATAGTTCATTAGCAATTGATTTAAAATTTATAATTATAACGGAGGAATTAAGTTTTATTCCAGATAATATTTTGAACTGTTGTGAAATAATAAATATCAGCAGACCTACTAAAACTGCTTATGTGAAATGTTTGAAATGTAAATTACCAAATAAATTAAAGTTGGAAAATATTACAAATATTAAAATCCTTCATTTATACAATGAGGACTTAATGTTACAATATAAAATTATTTGTAATAAAATAATTGATAACATTGTTAACATTAATGATCTACAGTTTTTGAAATTTAGAGATATTTTATATGATATATTTATTTATAATTTAGATATAACTGATTGTATTTGGTATATTCTCTCTTCACTTGTAGAACAAAAGAAAATTAAGAAGGAACAACTGTCTGATATTCTAAAAAAGACATATAGTTTCTTCCAGTATTATAACAACAATTACAGACCGATATATCATTTGGAAAATTATTTGTTTAATTTGATAAAAACAATACATAATTTTTAATTTCGTCAAAGACCCATTAATTTCGCCAAGGATAATTTATACGCACATTAGTATTTGTTATATTTCTATTATAAAAACTGTAGCCATTTAAGTATTTGCTTAATGGTGAAATAATAGTATTATTTGCTTGAGCAACAAAGAAAAAATTATAGTAGTTTTTAGGAAGACCACGAGTGTAAGTAATAGCGCTAGTATGAATTGCCATTTATATATAATATTTTTATAATTATTATAACTAATAAAAATATTGTACAATCAAAATTAAATTATAAACCATCTAAATACTTAAAGTTATTATTTGTTTTTATAAAATGGATTACAATAAAGCATTTGAGATATTAGAAATTGATACAATAAACACAAATTATAATGATATAACAATTGAACTTATAAAGAAAAAATATCATAAATTAGCGCTTCAAAATCATCCAGATAAAAATGGAAATACACCTGAATCTAATCAGAAGTTTCAACAAATAAACGAAGCATATAATTACTTGAAGAGAGAAATTAAAAATATAGATCCAACAAATTATAATAATACAGAAGTAAATGAAGATCAAACATCATCTGTATATTTTGATATTTTAAAACTATTTATTAAAGGTTTGTTAGATGGTAAATACAATGAAATATTCATAAATATTGTTCAAGACATTGTAAGTGGTTATAAAAAAATATCATTGAAGTTGTTTGATGATCTAGATAGAGAGAACGCAATTAATGTTTATCTTTTTCTCTCTAAATACAAAAATATACTTCATTTAAGCGATACCATTTTAGATGAAATCAAGACAATTGTTATACAAAAGTATAATAATGTTGAGATCTATAAATTAAATCCTACTATTAATGATTTATTAAATAATAATTTTTACAAATTATATGTCAAAGATGTATTATATTTGGTGCCATTATGGTATAATGAAGTATATTTTGATAATAATGATAATAATGATAATGATAATAATTTAAATAACGAAATAATTGTATTATGTGAACCCGAATTACCAGAAGGTGTCAAAATAGATGATGACAATAATATCTATATTGAAAAAACTATTAGTATGCAAACAGAGCTACCGAGGTTGGTAGCAAATAATGACTCAATAACAATAGAAATAGGAGACCAAGTGTTCTTTATTTTGGTTTCTGAATTGAGTATGAAGAGAGAACAATATTATAAAATAAAAAATAAAGGATTAACAAAACCAAATGATGACATTTATAATGTCTCTCAAAAAGCAGATATAATTGTAAAAATTGTATTAGTTTAAATTAAACTGTCTTATCTTCATTTTTCTTTATCACTATCAATATCACTATCACTATCACTATTATTTCCTTCATATTTTACTATATGATAACCAGGACAATCATATATCATTTTTCTACCTTTTTCATCTAATAATCCTAGACATTCTCTATGTCTACCATAACTAAAAGGATGACCATCGTTCGAATCTATTTTATGTGTATTTTTTGCGCCACAATGAGGACACATAACTGTTACATAAGGATATTTTGACATCTCTTCATGCCAATAAGCGATTACATTCTTTAATTGACACCATTCCATATTATCTCCAGTAAATGTGTGATTATGTGGACCAAACCTGTATATTTTAGGCGCCGTTAATGGTTTTCCTTTAATAAAATTCATCTTCTAAATTATATATATTTTTAAATACATATGATTAAAGTTGTTTATATTTCAATTTTATTTTATATTTTGTAAATGATAAAATGTGTAAAACTTATATAAAATCTACAATCGAAGTTGTAACATCATTATTCAAACTTTGTATTTTAAGCAACTCTTTTTCTACGCGAAGTTTATATATTTCTTCATATTTTTTTACAATAATTTCAATTTCCGACAATTGTCTTTCAGACATCCAAATACTTGCCATTTCGGTGCTATTACATGGTCCACCATATTCAATATATCTTTTTTCTCTCATTTTTTTAACTTCATCAATTTTTTTCAATGTTATTTCTTCGTCAGGGTTCATTTTTATAAACCCTCCAAGGTAAAATTGACCATTTGACCACGAACTCTTTGAGTCAATTAAATATTCAGTTAATACACTTTTTTTTAAACTATCAAAAATAGCGCATTCTTCATCATTTTCTGGAACAAATGTTAGTAATTTATTTAAAGTTGCTTTATTAGTCATTATTATAATCATTTAGTACTTTATATTTATTACATTTTAAATATAATAAAAGTAATAAGTATTTTAAATTATTAATTGTAATAAATAAAAAAGGGTATTACCCCATTTTATTTATTTTTTATTTTTGTTTTTAAATTTTATTGTTTTTATATTTTGTTTTTATATTTTGTTATTATTTTTATCATATTTTTTACAGTATATATTTACTCCTTCTTCTTAGTAATAACTCTCTTCTTCTTCTCCTCAACAGGAGCGGGAGCAGACTCAACAACCTTCTCAACTACAGGAGTAGCAACCTTAGGAGCAGGAGGAGGAGTAGATGCTGGAACTTCACGTTCATCATCACTATCCTCAACAATAGTACTACTTACAGCACCATCAGGATCAACATCATCCTCAGGAGGAGGCAAACTCTTCAACTTCTCCTTATCAGCAGGTTTGATTCTCAAGAAACAAGTTCCCTCAGCAATAGCAGAAGTCTTAGGTTTTTGGACAATTGCTTGCTTCAAGTTCCAAGTAATAGAAACCTTTCCGTTGACAAACCACAAACCACCGCATTGAAGCAAACAGATAACATGAGTCTTAGGTTTCAAGAAATCAAGAGGAGTCACATGTGCTGCCGACTTACCCTTGATAAATAGAGGTTCACCATCCTCATCATAAATCTCAGATTGCCAAACACCACTCCAGCAAGGAATCTTAACAGTCAAAGTAGGAGGTTTACTCTCATCCATCTCAACACTTCCCTTCTCCTTCTTAGGATGACGAAGCATAATGTTAAACTTCTCATCCATAACTTCAGCGCTGGTAATATTCTTACCAAACCACTCCTTCGAATAAGTCATAGCATCTGCCTTAACCTTCGCCTCCAAAGCGCGAATAGATCTCAAGAAAGCATCAGTATCCGCATTACTATACTCACCATTAGGGAATTGAAGTGACATAGTCCACTTTCCAGTCATATTGCCTTGAGTATCCTTACCCTCTTGAGCACCCCATGTGAGCATTAATGGAGTTGAAATAGTAAGAGATTCCTTCACATTTTTATTATATAAATTAACAACCTTTCCACCCGAAGCGTGCGCCTTGGGCGAAGAGTATGAAAACACAGAGGTATTAATATTAGTTCCGTCGATAATAGCGTCAGTCATTGTAATAGTATACTTTACATTACAGACATATCTTTAAATCAATTTTTTTTAAAAATATAAATTAAATTAAATTCTAACTTAAAAACGCAAAACCATTTTGGTTTTATTTTTACATTATTTTTATAAATTTTTTACACCGCAAATTTTTAAATTTTAAGAATTAGATAACTTAGATTAAAACAAATTTTCATATCTGATATATAAGTTCATATAAAAAGCATATTATAAAATAAAATACTTCAATATTTAATAAAACAATTCAAAAAGAAAGTATAAATATATATTATATAATGTCCAATCTTGACAAAAAAAATAAACTAAGTAGTTATTCTGTAGATGAATATATGAATAGTATTTTAATAAAGACAGAAAATGTTATGCCAACTGTAAAAAAAATGGTAAAAATTAGTGATGAAAATATAATTATTCCAACAATAAATAACTATAATGATATTTCTAATTATAATTATAATTTATCACAATTAAAAACAATCGCAAAAAAATATAAATTAAAAATAAGTGGTAATAAAACTGAATTGACATCTAGGATTTTTTCATTTCTTTATTTATCATCATTCATAATTAAAATCCAAAAGGTTTTTAGAGGTTATATAGTAAAAAAATATAAGAGATTACATGGTCCTGCCGTAATGAAACGTAGTTTATGTACCAATAATACTGATTTTGTTACAATGGAATCATTAGATGAAATTAGTTTTCATCAATTTATTAGTTATAAAGATGAAGATGGATTTATTTATGGTTTTGATATATCTTCTCTCTTTAATCTATTTACTAAGAATGATTCTGTTATTAAAAACCCTTATAATCGAAATTTGATCCCAGACTTTCTGATTAAAAATATTAAGACGATATTGGTGTTGAGTAAAATATTAAAAATACAAATTGTTTTAAGTATAGAAGATGATACACCAGTTATTTCGGAAGAGAAAGTTGTTGAATTAAGAGCGTTATCGTTATTCCAAAATATAGATGCTTTAGGAAATTATAGTAACTGTAATTGGTTTCTCTCTTTGAACAGAAATCAAATCATAAAATTTATACGAGAACTCGCTGATATTTGGAGTTATAGAGCACAACTACCAATAGAAACAAAACAGGCAATTTGTCCACCAAATGGTGATCCATTTAGGACTTTAAATATGGCATTAATTCATGTTTCTCATAATTTAAATTTTATCAGAAAAATTGTTTTAGAAGTATTAGAAAAATTAGTGAATAGTGGCGTAGATACAGATAGTAAATCTTTAGGAGCATATTATGTTTTGGGCGCTTTAACAATAGTAAATGAAGACGCCGCTACATCGCTTCCTTGGCTTTATCAATCTGTTAGTTATTTTTAAAAAAAACAAGAATTATACTGCAAATAATTTTTGTATTTAGTACATTTGAATATATTATTACCATATTACCGTAACAATATATATTATTTGCGTTAAATCACTTAAAAAGTATTTATTTAGATATAGTATAATAAGATGCCCAAGAAAACATCCACTAAAACTGCCGAGACTGACTCTGTCCCCACCCCTGCTCCTGTTGTTGAGACTGCCGCTGCTCCTGCCGCTGCCGATAAGAAAGTAAAGAAGACCAAGACCCCCAAGGTTGAGGTTGCCCCTACCCCTGCCCCTGCTCCTGTTGTTGAGCAAGTTGTTGCTACCGAGGAGACCCCTGTTGATGGTGAGATTGCTCTTACTGAGCAATCCACTGAGTTCCTCGCTAAACTCCAGCAACTCGGTGCTGTTATCGCCTCTTTGAAGGTTGAGTACAGAACTCTTGAGAAGAAATGGACTCGTGAGCTCAAGACTGCTCAAAAGCAATCTAACAAGAGAAAGAAGAGAGCGGGTAGTCGCGCTCCTTCTGGATTTGTCAAGCCCACTCGTATTTCCGATGAACTCGCCAAGTTCCTTGATAAGCCCGCTGGTTCCGAGATGGCGCGCACTGAGGTCACTCGTGATATCAACAAGTACATCCGCACTAACAAACTCCAGGATGAGACCAATGGTCGCAAGATTAACCCTGACTCCAAACTTGCTGCTCTCTTGAAACTTAAGAAGACTGACGAGTTGACTTATTTTAACCTCCAGAGATACATGTCTCCTCACTTCGCCAAGGCGGTCAAGACTGATGCTTCCGCTTAAATAAATATTTAAAAATGTTGATGTAAATGAATTCACTTTAAAACTAGATAAAAATAAAAAATAAAAATTATATGGTCCATAAGGACTACATAATTTAAGATAAATATATTTGGAATACTTATTATATTCATTTAAATTATAATGAGTCAAGAACTGTCACAGTATAAAGCAAACCGACTTTCTGAGTTAAAAAACATATATAATGTTAATTGTAATAATGTTGTACAATACTATAATAATATTATTAATATTATTTTAAAATCTAGAGCACTGAATAAATTTCAACAAGTTAATACAGTAAAAAATATTTTGGCATCAAATATAAGTAATTTAACATCTAAATATAATGCTGATTGTTTGACAATACAGAATTTTGTTCCAAAACAAATAAAAATTAATAAAAATAAAAAGGCGTTATTAATTGGTATAAACTATGTAGGTACAAATAATGAATTATATGGTTGTATAAATGATGTTAATAGTGTTAAAGAGAGAATATCAACCCAAGGATTTACTAGTATAAATACAATTACCGATTTAACATCAATAAAACCAACTCGTGACAATATATTAAAAGAGTTTACAAATTTATTAGTTAATTCTCAAGCAGGTGATCTATTATTTTTTATGTATAGTGGTCATGGTTGTTATACTCTAGATAAAAATGAAGACGAAAAAGATGGATATGATGAATTAATTGTTACATCTGATTTTAAAGGAATAATCGACGATGAATTAAAAACAATAATTCAACAAAAATTAAAAAAAGATGTTACATTATTTGCTATGTTTGATAGTTGCTTTAGTGGTTCAGTTTTAGATTTAAGATATCAATATTTAGACAGTCTAAATTATGATAATTATACAGAATATGATAAGGAAACTGTAACAGTTGGAAATGTTTTTATGATTAGTGGTTGTACTGATGAGCAAACTAGCGCCGATGCGGTATTTAATAACAAAGCAAACGGAGCAATGACATGGTCTTTATTAGAAAGTCTTAAACAAAAACAAAATGGAACATGGAGAGAACTTATTAAAAATATGAGAGATAAATTAAAAACATCTAATTTTGATCAAATACCGCAATTTTCATCAGGAACATTTGTAGATATTAATACTCAAGTGTTTATTTAATTATGGATGTTTATTTGCAAAAGTCTCAAAGTCCTCAACACTATCATCATCAGAATCGTACAAATATAGACCTTTTAATAACTCGTCTTTACTTATATGCGGTTGATACAAAAATATCATTTTGCTTGTAATTTTTTCATCTTCTTCAGAAAAATGATATTTACTATTTAAAATATATCTTACAACAAATGTCACATCAAGAGTTTGGGTTTTTAATATATCTATCATTTTAACTGCATAAATATGTTGTTTTAACGTCTCTCTATCATATTTATTTTTATATAAATCTATGGTGCTTTGCATTTTATAATTATTATAAATATATTTTTAAATAAAAAATAAATTTATAAATATTTATATGAAAATTAAATTTCTGGAAATATAAATCCTTCTACTTTAATAATATTTTTAACATCTTCCTTAATGATTTGTCCATTCATTATTTTTATATTCTCGAATACTGCTAATTTGTTTAGTTTATTATTTAAATCAAATAAACTATAAATATATAATAATTTTTCATAATCCTTAACATAATCAGTTTTTGTTTTTAACCAATCATAAAACATTATTTCTGGTTTTTCCTTATGATATTTCTTAAAATAAGACAATGTTTTATACAATGACGGATTATCATCATTATCCTTATTATTGTCATTATTATTGTCATTATTATAGTTGTAATCTGTTCCCGAAATAACGCAAATCTCTCTTAATTCTTTTTGTGTAACCCCTAAACTATTTAATATTTCTTTTGTATCATATAAAACCGCTGTTTTGTTGAGTAAACTTAGATACCTTATAACACGAGTACAACCATATACAAACATATCCATGTCTTCACTTAAACACGCCCATACCTTATTTTTGATAACAAGTAAAGCACATAATTCATCTGCTTCACCAGGTGCATCATAATATGTTGCTCCATACGCTCGTATTAATTGTTTTACATTTTCAATGTCTTTTTTACTAATATAAATAAATTTTTTCTTTAGCATATCCATATTACTAATAATCTCTTGTTTTTCAATATCATCCATAGAATTATTTTCCAATTGTTTTTTTAATTTTTTATATTCTTGTTCAGCTTCTTGTTTGTTTTCTTTACGTTTTAATAAAAGATCCTTTTTTTCTGGTGGTGGTTTTCCATCAAATATAAATACCGGTACTATTTCATAATGCCTTAGGGTTGATAACATAAGATACATATTCTCTAATAAAGTACCTTCTGAAGCGTATTTATACATATATATACTTATATCAACTGCTACCTTTTTCCCTGATAATTCTTTAAGTGAAATAAATTTGATAGAATTTTGTGCTTCATCTCTTAAAAATCTGTTTAAATGTTTAATTCCCATAATACTACGTGGTTATAATTATTTTATTTGAATTATTATAATCAATTTTATTTTATATGTTGATATTATCCTTATCTTTTATAATAACCATTAATTCTCAATAATACCTATGGTAATATCATCTGGATTTATCATATTTTCAAATAAATTGCGCAACCTTTTAATTTTGTTATAATATTTTTTACGGACCCATATTAAATATAATATTAAATATAACGATAAAAGCACACCAAAAATAATATAAATTGTATTATAAATATTTTGATTTTCATTTATTTTTTTATTATATATGTAAGGTTTATTGGGTTCTTGAATTATATAATTATCATTTTGAACAGATAAAATAGATGAATTCGCAAAACTGGTTATACCCAAAGTATTTGATGCGGATATTAAATAAGTTGTAAATAATCCTGAATTAACCGAATTTATTAAATTTGTAGTTAGCGTGGAATATAATAATTTTGGATCTATTTGTCCTTTTAATGGTATTATAGTTTTTAAAGTTACAATTATATTAAAACCTAGTATTTTGAATATAGATAACTGGCGTCTTAATTTTAGAGAAGTCCCTATATATTCTATATAAGAAGCGCTTATGTTCATAGAATTTGAAGTTGCTAATATTATAACCTCTTGACTTTTACTATCAAGTTCTAAACTGTCATAGTTATTAAATGATAGAAAAGTATCAAATATTATTACAGATGTTTCTAGAACTGTTGGGATTTTAGTAGGGTTTAACGTAGGAACAAATGTAGGATTTTTAGTAGGGACCAATGTAGGGACCAATGTAGGGACCAATGTAGGGACCAATGTAGGGACCAATGTAGGGACCAATGTAGGGACCAATGTAGGGACCAATGTAGGGACCAATGTAGGGACCAATGTAGGGACCAATGTAGGGA